TCGCCTTACGGTGGAGCTGTGCGTAGATGTGATCAAGAGACAGGCCGGGCGGCGGTGACGCGGCCCAACACGTCGCGCGTGCCGGCGCGGCGGTGGGTGTCCAGCACGGGTGCCCGGCCGGACCGGAGCGCATCCATGCGCACCGCCTCCGGCCGCATGTCGAGCTCCTCGATGATGGGACCGAGCGGGGGCACGAAGTTCCGCGCGCGGGCGCCGGTGGACCACACCACCTCGACGGTGCGCGCGGTACGGTCGACGGTAACGGGCGCGGCCAGGGCGCGGCAGGCGGCGATCGACTGCCCAGCGATGGGCAGTCGATCGGACAATGGCGTGGCCTCCGGCGCGGGGGAGCCCCCGCCCGGGTCGATCGGCTCTGTCATGGGATGCTCCTTGGGCGGCGCCTTACGGCGCGGCGAAGCCCTGCGCGTTGACGTAGACCTGCGCGCCGGTGGTGATGCAGGCGACGTTCATCGCCGTGGCCGCGGTGCCGCGCAGCGGCGTCGGGAAGGTGATCTCGACCGGCGCCGGCATCGCCGCCGCCAGCAACTGCCGCCAGATCACCGTCGCCCCATCCTTGATCACCACCTCGGTCGCCACCGTCGGATGCGCGTTGCGGAGGTCGATCGAGGTCACGTAGTTGCGGATGCCGGCCGCAGCCGCCGCCCGGAGCACGACGTCGGTGGTAGTGATGATCCCGCCCGCCGCGGCCGCGGTCTGCCAGTCGGCCTCGGGGATGGCATAGGGCTTGGTGACCAGCGCGCCGATCAGCGTCGCCAGCAGATCCACACCACGCGCTGTCGTGACGGCAATCGGGTTGGTCGAGTAGCCAGTGGCGGCCAGCACCGGCACGGCGCCGGCCGTGTTGCGCGCCTGGCCACCCACTGGCGTGACCGCCGGCGGGATGGTGCTGAGCACGTTCACGCCCAGCCCCTGGCCAGCGACGGACTGGCCGCGGCCGGCGGTGATCTCCGTCGTCAGCTCGGCATAGTCGGCGATGGTGACGAACTGGACCCTGATGTCGGTGTTCGAGGCCGGCGCCAGGTTGCGGCTGACCGAGGCCCAGCCGGTGTTGAGATAGGCGCCGGTGAAGGTCGAGCCGACCAGGTCGAAGCTGTTCGCGTCGATCACCGTAATAGTGAAACTGCCATTCGCCCCGGGCACGCCCGACACGTCCGCCACCGTGACCACGTCGTTCGTCGCGAAGCCATGCGCGGCACGGGTGACGCGCACCGCGCCGCCGCCGTTGTTCGCCACCGCCGAGATGCCGTTGATCACCTGCCGGTTCCGCACCCGGATCCGGAACCGATACAGCGCATTCGGCTCGGGAATCTGCTGGTGGCGAACATAGGAGTTCGAGCGCGCTGCCGTGGTGTCGAGCAGCCGGCCGTGGAAGTAGCACTCGTCGTTGGTCGGCTCGATCTCCAGCACGGACCAGCCCGCGGGCGCGGTGGTCGGGATGGTGCTGCCCGAGGCGCTGCCCAGGCGCGGCGCGCCCTCGCTCCCCACCTCGTAGTTGGCGAGCGTCGGGCTGGCGCCATCCAGCCGCCAGGCCGCGGCGCTGCGCCCATCCGGCTGGGCGGTGGTGGGATCGATGCTGACGAGCTCGAGCCACACCGACTGGCCGACGATGCGCTGGCTCATGTTCACCGCCACCATGACCCGCAGCGGGATGGTGAAGGTGGTGCGGCTGGTGAGCGTCAGCTCATCGTCGAGCGTGGTGCCGGTGGAGATGGTGACCGCACCATCCGCCACGGCGTGAGTGATGCCGCCGCCGGTGGCCGCGATCTCCCACCGCGCTGGGTTGATCTCGGTGCCGTTGAAGCTGTCGCGGAACTTCTTCTGCATGCTCTTGATCTTGAGCATGTCGTCGGTCCAGTCGTAGGCGCCTGCGATCATTGGGATGCTCCTGGATTGGGGGCAGCGCCCGCATCCGCACGCGGCGAAGCAGCGCCGGTGGCGGCGATCTCGATGGCGGCGAGCTGAGCGGCGTCCTGGGCGGCGCCCGACTTGGCGACCCGGCGCGGATCGCTGTCGAGCGACAGCCCTGCCTCATCGAGCAGGGCATTGGCCTCGCGGATCATCTCCACCACCTGGCGGAAGTCGTAGCCGAACGCGCCGACCGCCTCGGGCTGCGGCACAAAGCCGGCGCGGACCTGCGCGATCAGCGCGGTGGTATCCTTGAGCGGGTCGATCATCTCGTGCGCCGGCGGGACGTGGGACAGGCCGTCCGGCACCTCAGCGCCCCACAGACCGAGCAGCGCGCCCTGCGCGTGGAAGCGGTCGGCGATCGGCCGCACCAGCATCGGGATGAGCATGCCGTACTGGACCTGCTCGCAGAGGCGGCGGAACTCGATCTTGCCGGCGCGCAGGCTGGAGTAGTTCGCCTGGGTCAGGTCGCCGGCCACCTGATCGTAGGTCAGGCCGGTGCCGACTGCGGAAGCCTCCAGCGCGCGCCGCGCAAAGGCGGCGTGCGACCCACCGCCGGACGGATTCACCACCTCCACCGATCCCATGCCGCGGCGATAGAGGATCATCCCCGGCTCGAAGCTTTCGACCGTGCGGCCCTGGGCGTCCCGCAGCAGCCCCGAGGCCGGCCCGGTCATGGCATCGTCGCCATCCTCGGAGACGACAGCGGCCAGGCAGGCCTCGATCTTGGCCTTCATGAGGAGCGCGGCCTCGTAGTCGCCCAGGTCGCGCAGGCGGGTGAGCACCGGGGCGAGCCAGGAGACGTCGCGCAGCTGGCCAGGCCGGCGCTTGCGATAGATGTGCAGCACGTCGCGGGCCGGGACGCGCTGGCTGCTCAACCAGGTGGCGCCGCCCGGCAGCACCCAGGACGAGCCGGGGTGCACGCGATGCAGCCAATAGCCGACCGGCTCACCGGCCTCGCCCAATCCAATGCCCTGCAGCGTGGGGACGCCCTCAAGGACTCCCTGCCGCGCCGTGTCGAGGTGGTCGCTCTCCAGCACCTGGAGCCGCAGTCCGATCGGGTTCGCGGGCGTGATGTCGGAAGGCAGCAGGCGCACGAAGCATTCGCCGCTCTCGACGACGGCGCGCATGACCAGCGCCTGGAGGCCATAGAGATCGAGCCGGCCCTCGGCGTCGCAGGCGGTGCTGTCGGACCAGCGGCGCCAGGCCTCGGCGTGCGGCTTGTCCGGCCAGCGGGTGGTGATGCCCGCGCCCACCGCGTTGCCGGTCCAGAGATCGACGATGCGGGCGGCGTAGGGGTCGTTGCGCACCGCGTCGCGGGCACGACGCGCCACGGTGGGCGCGGCAGCACCAACCTCGGCCGTGGCGCTGCCGCCGGAGGCCGCCCAGCTGGAGGCGCGGCTGTCCTGCGCTGCGGCATAGCCGCGCAGCGCGTGCCAGGCATCACGGAGCCGGCCCATCACTTGCTGCCCTCGCGAGAGAAGCTGGCGAAGGTGACGCTGGGGCGGCGGGCCGCAGTGTTCTCCGCGGCGTGCAGCACCGACAGCGCGCGGCCAAGCTCGTCGAGGGAGCGGTATTCCACCGTGCGGCCATCGAAGGTCACGCGCGTGGTGCCGCCGGTGAAGGCGGCGGCCAGGACTGCGGCGCGCGTGCCAGCGGGCTGGGCGAGCGCCCAGGCGAGGACAGTCGGGTCCATGATCGTCCTCCTCTCAGCGAAGCCAGCCACTGCGCGGCGCGAGCCAGCCCCGCGGGCGCTGGGTGTCGGATGCGGCTGGCGCAGGTGGTGGCGACTGAGGAGCGACATTCCCAACGGCGGGAAGTTCGCTCGGTAGCAGCGGTGCGTCGGCAATCTGGTCGCGCAGCTGCTGCCAGAAGCGTTCACCGTAGCGGTCGGCACCGAGCAGCCAGAGCGCCGCACGGGCGAGCACCGCGCAGTCCAGCGCCTCGTTGCGCTCCCGCAGCTTGGCCCACTCCTGCCGGGCAAAGCCGCGGCGATCCTTCGTCGTGCGCAGTTGCTCCGCGACCAGCTGCTTGACCCATTCCACCTCGACCGCACGCGGCAGATGTACCCAGCCGGGCGGCCATTCCTCCACGTCGCCACGGCCGAGCCAGAGGCGGCGATAGAGATCGGCCTTCCAGGTCGAGACGGACACGGTCCAGAGTTTCAGACCACGGCGCAGCTTCTGGCCGTTCACCAGCGCATCCACTGGCGTCGGGCCCTGGACCGGCTGCGCCCGGTTCCACCCGTCGATGCCCTTGGTCGGCGCGATGCGTGGATCCCGCAGCCGCCGCAGGTGGCCGTAGACGGCGGCGGTGTCCCGGCCGCCGGTATCGACGCAGAGCCGGGCGATGCGCATCGCGCCACCGCCATGGCGGGGCCAGTCGCGCGCCAGCACCCGAGCCAGTTCGTCCCACGGCTCGCGGTCCCGCGGGCTGCCGGGGATCACCACGTGATCGACGAGCCAGGAGGAGAAGCCCTCCGCCCAGCCCCAGACGTCGCACTCGAGGCGGTCGTCCTGGACGTCCACGCCGGCGGTGAGCACCAGCGCACCGGTGGGCACGACGCCCATCGGAAAATCCTCGCGCCGCTCGACCAGGCGCTCCCAATCCGGGGCCTCGCCCTGCTCCTGCCAGGTCTCGCCGAGGACCGTGTTCTTGAAGGTCTTGATGTCCTCGGGCTTGCCTTGCGCCGCCTCCCAATCCCGGGCGATTTGCTCCCAGGACAGCCAGCCCACCGGCGAGTAGAGCGCGGAGATGTGGAAGCCGATCGTGTGCGGATCCTGGCCCTCGGCCGTCGCCCGCCATTCGCCGCCGCCGAGCATGGCGGTCTTGTCGTGCTCCTGCATCGGATGATCGCACGCGGAGCAGAGATACCGCGCCGTCTCGGGTGCCCCCTTCTCCCAGAGCAGCCGCTCGAAGCGGAGCCACTGCATCTCGCCGCAGGCCGTGCACGGCACGAAGAACCGCCGCTGGTCGGAGGCCAGATACTCCCGCTCGATCCGGCTGCGGCCCGCGATGGTCGGCGTCGAGACCAGGAAGGCCTTGCGGCGCCAGCCGAAGGTGCGGGCACGCGCCTCGGCGAGCGCGATCGGGTCACCCTCACCAGCGACGTCGCCGGGATAGGCGTCGACCTCGTCGAGGAACAGGAACCGCGCCGTCATCGAACGCAGCCCGACCGCGCTGTTCGCACCCGTCAGCACCAGGATGCCGCCAGGGAATTCCTTCGACAGCATGGTGTTGCCGCTGTCCCGCGCCCGCGCCGGGGCAACCCGCTCCCGCAGCGCCGGTGTTTCCTCCAGCAGCGGGTCGATGCGCTGGCGGGAGAAGCGCTTGGCCAGTTCCACGGTCGGCTGCACCGCCAGCGCGGGTGCTGGCACATGGTGCATGATGTAGCCGAGCCAGTTGTTTCCGCTCTCGGTCGCGCCGACCTGCGCGCCCTTCATGAACACGACGCGCCGAGCGGGATGCACCGCGGACAGGGCGTCCATCACGTCCTTCAGGTAGGGCGTGCGGCTGGTCCGCCACGGGCCCGGCTCGGCCGAGGCGCGGCTGCCGAGCATGCGATGGCGCTCGGCCCATTCCGACACGGTGAGCTGCGGCGGCGGCCGGAGCATGGCGCCGACACGCCGGCGCACATGCTCACGGCTGCGGAGCCCGGTCCCCTCCGAGGCCTGCTGGATCGAAGCGATCGGCCGCCTCCGTCAGCAGGTCGTTGATGTGGCTCTGCAGGATGGTCTGCAGCAGATGCGGATCGACGCTGATCTCGGCGGCGATCAGGCCCGAGACGCGGGCCGGCCAGTTCAGCAGCGCGTCACGCATCGTGCTGCCGATCTCGTCGAGCGCGGCATTGGCCTCGGTGACATCGACCAGGCGGCGCTTGGTCTCGTCCAGCGAGAGTCGCTGCGCCTCCACCTTCAGCGCGAGCTGCGCCACTTTAAGCCGGGCGAAGGGCGTGCCCTCGGCGCCGGCGCCGTTGGCCAGGGGCGAGCGGATGGGATCGGCGGTCTCGGTCAGGCGGCGCCGGGTCTTGTCGATGTCCCACTGGCCGTCAGGCTCGCGGGCGATGCGGCCCGCACGTTCGGCCTTGTGGATGGCGGTGTCGCTGACGCCAAGGCGGCGCGCGGCCTCGCGCGTGGAGGCGGTCAGTTCCGGCATGGCGGCGACTCTGCCTCCCATCGCGGAGCCGCGATGGGGGCCCGCAAGCCGCCGCGCGTGATGGCGATGCCGGCATTCTCAGAGGGGACGAAGGGCGCGCTGGCGGGCGGCTTCAAAGGCGGTGATGGCGGCGGACCAGTCCATCGTGGCGCCGTCGCCGAGCATCTGCACCGGCGCGAGGGCCACGCGGCGTCGCGACCAGTAGTTCCCGTCGAGTGTGGCGAGCCAGGCTGCCAGCCCCTGTGCTGCAAGCGCCGCGGCGGCGGCCTCAACCTCGGCTTCGCTGGGCGGCGCGGCGCGGCCCATCGTCACGTGCCGGCCATCCTGCACCAGGATGATCCAGCGTCGCTCCATGGACTTTGGCTTCAGGCTCATCTGCGTCTCCGTCTGGCGGGGCGGGATGCCCTGCGCGTGACGGACGATTCGCGCTGTGTCGGAGCGCAGCCAACTCAATAAAGCGCCGGGAATCTGAATGATCCTCGGCGCTCCTGATGATGTTCGGTAGCGTTGCTGGTGCGCTTCACTCCGCGAGGGCGTAGATGGTGAAGGAGCCCTTTGCGCCGGTCTTGTTCGGGCCGACCATCCGCTCACGCGACTTCACCTCGACCGCGTGGCCCTTCTTCTTCAGCCCAGCGAAGAAACCGCGGACCGTGTGCTGCGCCCAGCCCGTCGCCTCGGCGATCTGCGCGACCGTGGCGCCCTCGGGGCGGCGCAGCATGGCGAGAACCTGCTCCTGCTTCGTGCCCTCCCGAGGCTTGCGCGGCGCGCCGGGCTCGCGCGCGACGCGGGCGGCCTTGCCGGCGAGGGCGGCGCGGAGGGCCTCGATGGCGCGGCTGATCGGGTTGTCGGTCGCGTCCTGCGCCGGGCTGGCGTCCCAGGCGGCCAGAACCGCCGCGGCGGCGGCGCGC